TTGAGAAATCTTTGAATTTTACCGTTGCGGAATCGTGACACGAACGGTAATAATCGTGTCACGCGAGCAAAGGGCGCTGAGTCGCCCCAAGCGAGCATGAAGTAAAACCTAGATTAGCGCTGCTGAGACAAGCGCCCCGGCTTCCGAAGCCGTGGGCGCTTTTTTTTTGGCCCTCACGAGGCTTGAACACGATGGACCTCAAGGCACTTAAGGCGAAGCACGAGCAGCTCTTGGCGGATGCGAAGGCGATTCAAACCGCATCCAAAGCGCTGGGCAACGCCGACCTCACCGACGCCGAAGCGGAGAAGGTTTCCGCGCTTCTGGACGACGCGGACAAGGCGGCCGAACAGATCAAGACGCTGGAAAAGCGCCAGGGTATCGCGGACCGGCTGAAGAAGGCCGATGCCTTCGGCGACGAAGCCGAGGCCACGCGCGTACCGGCGACGGCGGGTGCGGAAACCGCGAAGACCAGCGACCTCAAAAACCGCCTCGAAGACGACCCGAAAAAGGGCTTCAAGAGCCCGCAGGCGTTCGTCCTCGCCGTCGTGGAAAACGGGGAGCGCAAGGGCGCGTCGATCAAAGACGAACGCCTGCGCTACCTGAGCGCCGGGCAGGGCGAGAAAGGCGCGACGGCAGGCAGCGACGAGCACGGCGAATACGACGATGCGCGCGGCGGCTTCCTGCTGCCGGAAGGGTTCAGCCCGAACCTGCTGCAACTCAACCCGGAAGCCGACCCGGTTTCCAGCCGCGTCCAGCAGGTGCCGATGTCGGCGACGACCGTCAAGATTCCCGCGCGCGTGGACAAGGACCACACGTCCAGCGTCTCGGGCGGACTCACGGTCAGCCGCAAGGCCGAAACCGTCGCCTCCGGTACGAGCCGCACGCAGCTTGAGCAGGTGGCGCTGCATGCGCACAGCCTGTTCGGCGGCAGCTACGCGACCGAAGAGCTCTTGGAAGATTCGCCGATCAGCTTCGCCGCCATCATCGCGCGCGGCTTCGCCGACCAGTTTACGCACCACCTGCTGGGTGAACGCATCAGCGGCACTGGCACCGGCGAGTTCGAGGGCGTACTAAACACGCCCTGCCTCGTGACGGTGAGCAAGGAAGCAGGCCAGCCCGCCGACACGATCTATGCGCAGAACGTCATCAAGATGCGCAGCCGCTGCTGGAACTACAGTCAGGCGGTCTGGATCGCGAACCACGACACGATTCCCGAACTCACGAAACTGCAAATCGCGGTCGGCACCGGCGGTCACGCGCTGTACATGCCCAGCTACAAGGAAGACGTGCCGGACATGCTGCTCGGGCGCCCCATCGTGTTCAGTGAGTACGCGAAGACGCTGGGCGATGTCGGCGACCTGATTCTCGGCGTCTGGGGCGAATACCTCGAAGGCACGTACCAGCCGCTGCGGTCCGCCGAAAGCATCCACGTCCGCTTCCTGAACCACGAGCGCACCTTCAAGTTCTGGATGCGCAACGACGGACGCTGCTGGTGGCGCTCGGCTCTGACGCCCAAGAATTCGACCAAGACCCTTTCGCCCTTCGTGGTGACGGAAGCCCGGTAATCCGGCGCTGACGCAATAGGAACTTCTTTCGGAGATTGAAACATGGCTTCCGCCCTTGCCCTCGCCAAGCTGTTCGCGAACGCGATGATCCGCATGTTCGACCACGACGCCACCGATTCGAGCGTGGCCAGCATCGCCACGAACGGCACCGATACCTACTACCAGGATATGCGGAACTTCGAAGGCTTCGCCGTGATCGTGGGCAATCAGGCGCTCACCGGCGCGGGCGTCACGAAGGTGGAAATCGTCGCCTGCGAGGACGAGTCCGCGACCGGCCTCCAAGTCATCAAGGATTCTGGGACCGTCGCCGCCGACGCGCTCAAGGATTACGTGGCCCTCGAATGCAGCGCCGAAGAGATCGCCGACATCGGGCGCGCGGCGGGCAAGGCGCTGCGGTACGCCGCGGCTCGAATCACCTGCGCCAATGCCGCGGACGAGGCGAAAGTCGTGTACATCGCGCACACGCCCAAGCGGGCCTACGGCGCGTTGACGGCCACGTACATCAGCTAAGGCCGGACTGGATTCGCACTTAAAGGGAACGCCCATGCTTTCGATGCTCTACACCAAATACGTCCCGGTTCCTGGCGCGGCAAACCGCATCCAGCTTACGCCGGGCAACGTGTGGTTCGTGGACTCGGGCGTGAGCGGTGGCGACGGCTACTCGCCGGAAGGCGCGTTTGCGACCCTCGCTCAAGCCATTGCCGCGGCGACGGCGAACAACGGCGACATCATCTACCTGCTTCCGGGCCACGCGGAAACCATCAGCGGAGCCGCGGGCGTGGACGTTTCCAAGGCCGGGCTGAACATCATCGGCCTCGGCAAAGGCGGGGATCGTCCGACCTTCACGCTCACGGCGGCCGCGTCCACCTTCGCCGTCGGCGCATCGAGCACCTACATCGAGAACCTGCTTTTCGTCGCCAACTTCACCAACGGCGTGACCGCGGGCGTGGACATTGACGACGCGCACTCCGATGTGACCTTCAAGAACTGCGAGTGGCGCGCGACTTCCGCCACCAAGGAATTCCTGATCGGCGTCACCATCGCCGCCGGCGCGGTGCGACCCACCTTCGATGGCTGCTACTTCCAAGAAGGCGCGGGCGATGCGACCGGCGCGATCACGACGGAAGGCGCGTGCACCGACCTGACGGTCATGAACTGCCTGTTCCACGGGAAGTGGGGCGCGGCGGTGCTCGATATCGACGCGGGCTCTGCCGTGGTCGTGACCCCGCGCGTCATCAACAACATCTTCTACAACTCGGATACCGGCGCGGGCCTGATCTGCTCGCTGGACAATACGGTGGTCGGGCTGTTCGTCGGAAACCGGTCCGGCATCGGCAAGGCCAACACGGTTCCGGTTTCGGACGGCTCCGCCAGCGTCTTCGTTTCGAACTACGCCGTGGACGCGGCCAACTTGGGCGCGCTCGAATACCCGGCCACTCCCACGGCCTGGTCGTAACGCGAGGGAGGCTGAAGGGGCATGGCCTACCCGAAGCGCTACGCAATCTCCGAAGCCGCAGCTTCCGCCGAACCCATCAGTTCCGCAGACGTGGCCGCGCATCGCCGCATTACCGGCAGCGACGAAGCCGCGAGCGAGGCCGATTACCTCACGGGCTTGTGCGCGGCGGCTCGCGAATGGGCCGAAAACTTCACGCGCCGCGCCTTTGTAAACCGCGTCGTCACGCTCAAGCTGGACTGCTTTCCGCGCGCGATTGACCTGCCGAAACCGCCGCTGGTTTCCGTGGCCTCGATTGCCTACGTGGACGCGAATGGAGCCTCGCAGACCGTGAGCGCTTCGACCTACACCGTGGACACGACCAGCCAGCCGGGGCGCGTGTATCCGGCCTACGGCGAGGACTGGCCCACGGACGTTCGCGACCAGCCGCAAGCCGTCACCGTGACGTATACGGCGGGCTACGGCGCCGCCGCCTCCAACGTGCCTTACGCGATCCGCGCCGCCCTGCTCATGCTCGCCGGGCACTGGTATGAAACGCGCGAACCTATCGCCATTGGGCAGACCGCGAACAAGATTCCGTTCTCCGTCGAATCGCTCTTGATGCCGTTCAAGATTCCGGAGTTCACCTGATGCGCGCGGGCGGCCTTCCGCACCTTCTCCAGCTTCAAGCCCGCGCGAATGCACGCACGGCAACAGGCGGCTTCGTCCCGACCTGGAGCACGCTCACGACCGTTTGGGGCAGCGTCGAACCCCTGACCGGCCGCGAGCTATTCGAGCAGCAGAAGGCGCACGGCGAGTTGACGCACAAGGTACGCATTCGCTTTTGCGCACAGGCGTCGGCTGAAAAGCGGTTTCTGCACAACGGCCGCGCGCTGGAAATCGTCGCGGTCCTAAACGCCAAAGAGCGGAACATCGAACTCGAATGCCTCTGCAAGGAGCGTGCGGCATGACGCTACTCGCGGGACTATTCACCTTTCTGCAAGGCGCGGCCGGGATCGGCGCACTGCTCGGCAGTCCGCCGCGCGCGTACCACGTGAGCGCGCCGCAAGACGCCGAGCTTCCATATTCGACCTACCGCATCGTGAGTTCGCCGCGGCATCCGCATCTTGTACGACCGTCGGGCTTGGTGGAATGCACGATTCAGTTCGAGCACGTGGCCGCCGACGACGCCAGCGCCGATGCCGTTTGCGAGGCGTTCAGGCTGGCGCTGGACGGTGTGCACCATCAGGACTTCGGAGACGTGCAGGTGGTGGACGTGAGCCTGCGCAATGACAGCGACGGCCTGGACCCGGCTTCGTTCGGCGAAGAACAAGCGCGCTCCAGCCGCGTTCAAGAGTTCAAAATCTGGCACCGCGAGAGCATCGCGGTCCACTGAGGAGACTGGTCAAATGGCCAATCTTACGCAAACCCCCGGCAGCGTCCTGCTCGTATCCGGATCGGTCGAGCATGGCACGAGCGGCGCGTCCATTACCGCCGGCATGCCCGTGTACAAGGACGCCAGCGACTCCAACAAGATCAAGATCGCGGACGCCAACGACACCGCGGCCAAAGCCGCGGCAGTCGGCATCGCGCTCAACGGCGCGTCGGCAGGCCAGCCGGTGGCGTACCAGACGGCGGGCGTCATCAATCTCGGGGCCACGCTCACGGTCGGCACGATCTACTGCGTCAGCGATACCGCGGGATCGATCATGCCTCACGGCGACCTGAGCGCGGGGGAGTACGTCAGTGTCCTGGGGACCGCGATCACCGCGGCCAACCTCCAGTTGAAGATCAGCAACAGCGGCGTCCAGGTGCCCGCGTAAACGAGCGCCGGACTTGAATCGAGTAAGGAGACAGACCCATGCCGTCCACCGTCCCGGATGTCGCCTCCAACATCACCATTGCCGCGGGAACTTCCGGGTTCAGCGCGGAAAAGGTCTCGTTCACGCCGCCGCAAACGAGCGTGGATGAGATCGATACCAGCCATCTCGGCATGACGGCAGGGAGCGGCAAGACCTACATGCCCGCCGACCTGCTGGAAAACGGCTCGCTCGAAATCGGGGAAATGCACTTTAACCCCGATACGACGCCGCCGGTCCGCCAGCAAGAGACCTGGACGATCACGTGGCCGTCCGGTTGTACCTGGGTATTCAGCGGCTTCATGGCCGAATACACGCCGGGCGAGATGACGATCAACGCCAAGATGACCGGCGCGTGCCGGATCAAGGTCTCGGGGAATATCACGATCACGCCGTAAACCGCAACCACCATGCGCGAAAGGGGCTAACAGCCATGGCTAAGATGCTGACCAAGGCGGACATTCAGTCCGCCAACGACTACCGGCAAGTAGAGGTTTCCGTTCCCGAATGGGGCGGAAGCCTCTACGTCCGCACGCTTTCCGGCCACGAGCGCGATGCGTTCGAGGCCGCGCAAGTGGACGCGAAGGGCGAAGCGAAGTTGCAGGACATTCGCGCGCGCTTCGTCATCGCATGCGCATGTGCCGAAGACGGCACTCCAATCTTCTCGCACTCCGATGTTTCCTGGCTCACGCAAAAGAGTTCCGCCGCGCTGTCCCGCGTGTTCAACGCGGCATCCAAGCTCAACGCGCTAAGCGAATCCGATGTGGAGGACTTGGCAAAAAACTAAGCGAGCGGCCGGGCGAGATGTTCTGGCACTACCTGGCCGCGCACTTTCGGATTCCGAAGGATGAATTGA